TGCTTCGGTTCGTCGAGCCACTTTTGGAAAGCGGCGAAGTCGAAGCAGTACGGTGCCAGAGAGGTTTCTGCGATGTGGTTGAATTCATCACAGAACTCGTTGGGATATTGCACTTCTAGTGGGATGTCGGAACCCCACCTCCGTATGGCCCTGGTCGCCTCGGTCATTTCAACCTCAGCGCCATGTGCCGCCAACACGGCCCTACAGAAGGGCCCAATGACGGGTGTCTGGCCATCGGTCAGTACATAGGCACGGCACTTCTCCAGCAGTTTCTCCACCTCGGTGACGCCATGTAGTGTCACAGTGGTGTGGAACTTCGACAATTGCCTGGCGAGATCGCACATAGAGTTGGGATCACCCCACCAGACGGTGGACATGTACTTACGTCCAAGAAATTCCACACCAGCTTGCCCTTTGTTCACTCTGAGCGCCTTCAGGATGAAGCCCATCTTGTCGGCGGCAGCTTCCAGCATTGCGACTTCGATGTCACCCGTGACACCGTCGTCGCCTGCGAACTGCGCCTTCTCGGTGAGATTCTCCCATGCCTCATCAGCCTGGACGTACGTGCGGTGGGGACCGTGTTGGCTGACGACAGTCATGCGCCATGCCATGTACGCCACAAAGGCATTGAGGAATAGGTTCCAGATTGCGGTTCCCATCTCACCAGAAATGCGCGCGAAGTCAGCATCGTACTTGGTACCCTGAGCACAGCGAACCTTCTGGTTGTACTGTGTCTTATGGAGTTTCTCCAGGATGGTGAGGTACTCTGGTCCGAAAGCGTGAATGAGCATCTTCCATTCGAAAAGACGAGCCACAGGTGATACCGTCGCATCAAACCGGGTGTAGTCAGTGTTGACCACGTGGTCTGATTTCTGGCAGACATTGGCTATTCCCTTGGCGACTTCAGTTGGAGGCTTGCCGAATCCGTAAAATGGCAGAGACTTCGCTGTTCCATACATTGCATACATGAAACAGGCGATGTGCATCTTGGTGTTGCCATCAAACGTACCGATTAAGCGTGGGTCGCCGGCCTTTTGTGAGGCCTCTTTCTTCACGAATGCCGTTACGAAGTCTCGAGGAGGCTCCACCTCTCCGCGATCAAGGATTTGACGTTGGGAGGCACGGGTTTGGCGTTCACGCAGGGTCAAGGGTGAGTGGGACTAATGACCCTTTCGGGATAGCTCTCTCGATGAACTCCTGCATGCAATCCATCATGAAGTACTCATACTTCTGGGCACTGGGTGGTCGCTTGTAGTCCTTGACCCTGGTCTTGACAGCATGCTCCTCATTGGACTTGCTCTGGAGTGGCGCGTGGGCGCCGTTCACCAGAGGGCCCATGAAAGGAACAAGGCTGGGTTTGTCCTCAGGGTTGTACTTAGCGGGATTGTGGTCGAAATTGATCACACCTTTAGCCACAGGGAAGACGGTTTCCATCTCACCATATTTCTCCTTAACGGTGGCACGTAGCCAGGCTGTCATTACCGAAGCTGATGCCTTCATCTCCCTTAGGCCATTCTCCTCAAAGAATTGCATCACTGATGGTTGGCCAATCTTTACGGAGAGGGACTTTGCTAGGTTGACAAGGGCGTCGTCGTAGCGTGCCGGGAGGTATGAGCTAACATGTTGACCTGGTACTCCGGTGGTGGTGAACAAACCCTGTGGGGTCTGAGCGTGGAACCTAATGAAAGGGCCACTCGGAGTGTGCTGGATCGGTCTGAACCTCCGTGGTCTAGTGCCTTGTAGTCCGTTGGCTAAAATGGCGGGGGCGCCATTCCAACGTCCGGAAGGGGTCAGGAGCACCAGTGAATGGTGGTCATCTACGCGGCGTCTGTCCACAAGGAAGAAAGCTACCTGGGTTGGGATGCCGCAGGTCGTACGGACGCACTTGAATTGGTCAGTCTCAAAGTTCCACAATAGGTGAGTGTAGGTAGCTCCGCCTGAAACACGGGACACCAGCTCACCCTTTTCGTTGAAGGTGAAACTAAC